CCCAGGAACACCCTTCAGCTTTACGATAGCGTTAGGAGCGAAGTCCAGAGGAGTATCGTAAGCCTCTCCGTTGACCTGTACGGTACCCGTACCGTCAATGCTTACCACGAGCTTAGAGTTCTCGTAGTCACCATTGATGACGTTCTCAGCAATCGAGCCGTCGCTGATAGCGAAGACAGAAGCCAATGGGTTGAAGATACGAGTGCCCTGGATAGACTGAATCTGGAAGATTACATCCTGAGCATCCTCGTCGCTACCGAACTGTACCTTAACGAAAGTCTGGTTGTTCTCAGAGTCAACTCCATACTGGAGGTTGTTAGGAATAGTTGCCATGAGGCGAGTTCCTACACCCCAAGCATCAGACGGACAGAACTCTACGCGAGGCATTTCAGGCACAGTAAAGTTGCCGTTAGGCAGGTAATTCACCTTAGAGTTACCATGATACTTGTTAGAGTAGCCCTGTGCGATGTAGATACCACGCAGGATGTCGCAGTGGAGCTTCACTACCTTCTGCTGGCGCAGGCGAGCGTCCCACTTCGTGTACCACTCCAGAACAGTGTCGAAAGGAGTAGAGTCGTGAGCGTCGGTAGGAACACCGATAGCGTCGCAAGGAATGAGGTTGCCGTTGGTCTCGCTGATGATACCATCTGCGATGTCGTGAGCGATGTCGGTGTGGAAACCGTCATAGAGCGAGAGCTTCTGCTTTGCCTCGTCAGGATCATCCTCATACTCCATGTTACCGAAGAAGAGGTTAGACTTCAAATCCTCGGCATAAGACTTCAGGATGGCCTCACATGCGACAGTAGAGAGAGGATAGTCGCCACCGGCCTTGCCATCGGTACCAAAGACAGTCTCAACATAGTTGTCGATGTTGTCACGGTAACGGTTCCAAGTCAGCTTTGCGACCAGAGTGCGCTCCTTCAAGAAACCAATCTTGTTCTCCACAGGTGTACCCACCTTCTTACGACGGGTAGTGCCACCCTTGCGGACGAGCAGATGGTCAGTTTTCTTGTACTGAACGCCAGAAATTACCTGAATGCCGAGACGGTCGAGCAACTCAGGATCTTCGTAGGCAGGACCCATAACGATCTGCTTACCTACTTGCTCGGCTACGTGAGTCAGTGCCTCACGTCCGATGAACTCAGGTGCGTTGTTGTTGTTAGGCATAACTTTGATTTTTTAAAGGGTTAATAATTTGGAAAATTTACGCATTGATTTTTGCCATGTACTCCTTGCGGATGCGGGCATTCTCCAGAGGTGACTTTGTGTGGTCGTAAGCAGGCATACCACCCTCGGCCTTATGTTCCTCAGCACCCTGGCCATTGTTAGCAGGAGAGCCAGCAGGTACAGCAGTAGCAGCCGTTGTCAGTTGCTCAATCTGTCCTTTCTGGTCGGTGATGGTCTGGTTAGCGGCGGCCAGTTGGTCCTTAACCTCCTTCAGTTCCTTTTCAGCCTTCTCGCGAGCAGCAATCTCAGCATTGAGTGCAGTGGTGTGCTCCTCTTTGAGCGTGTTGACAGCTTGCTCGTGTGCATCGTTCAATTCCTTCTCACGAGCAGAGACGGCATCGTTCTTAGTAGTCTCGGCCTGGCTGACTTGTGTCTTCAGACCCTCGATCAGTTTCAGAGCATCCGCCTTTTCAGTGGCGTTAGTCTCAAGTGTCTGGTTCAGTGCTTCGAGCATGTCGGGCACGAAGTGAGCGCCCTCAGCGTCCACTACCAACTCAGTTACACCGCAAGCGGTGGCAATTTTTTCATACTGTTTCATATTCTCATTGTTTAAGGGGTTGTTCTTTTCTCCCTCGGTGGCAGAACCACCGAGCGCAGTGGCATCCGTGGCAGGAGTGGCAGCGGTGGCAGCTTCGGCTGCTGGTGCAGGTTCCTGTTCGGGTACATCATCTTCAGGAGCGACGGGAGCCACACGTTCGATAGGCTGTGCGGTGCCGTTGGCTACCTCGAAAGCACGGGTGATAACCTCTCCAAGTGTCATCTGGCCATCGCAGAGGATGCCCTTGACCTTTTCAGCCTCGAAGACCTTACCATGGATATGCTCATCCTTAGCAGCAGGGAAAGCCTTTTGGATGTCCGAGCGGAACTGTACGCCATCCTCCTTCAGTTCGTCAATGAGCACCTTATCATTCTTCGGGTCATCGGCGAGGTCACGATACCATTTGTTCTTGTCGTAGGACTCTGGGTCGTAAAGTTCGTGGAACGTCTCGTTGGTGTACTTGTTGGTCGTGCCGTTTTTCTCGGTGTAGAACACAGCCATGACACCGATAGAGCCAAACATGTCTTTGGGGTGCATGTAGTACACCTCGTCACACTGAGAAGCCAGGTACATGGCAGCAGAGGCACAGAGACCATCGACGAAAGCATACACCTTCTGTCCGCGTTCGTGCGCATAGTCGATAGCCTGCTTAAAGTCGTTGATAGCCCAAGCGGAGCCACCAGGCGAGTTAATCACAAAGACATGTGCCTTACAGAACTCGTTATTAGCAGCCTCCATGAGCCAGTCGCGCAGATCCATCGAGCCATAGGAGCAGGCACCACCTTCGCGGGTGATAGGACCGGCCACCGGCATGACATTGACGAAAGGCGCATCCATGTCCTCCATCCACCAGCGGCTTTCTACCTTGCCTTGCTCAGTCACCTGGTACTCCTTGATTTCGGGAGCGGCATCCTCGGCAGACTTGATGAGCTGCATGGCGTATGGCTTTTTCTTTTTGTCGAACTCCAAAGCGACATGACCATTGAGGTTCTGTTCCCACATGGTACGAGAACCATGCACGTATTCCGGCATGATCATCCACTTCTTCGTTGACAGGATTTCTAATAGTCCATTCATACTTTTGCGAATTAAATTCTACGGCAAAGGTATTGAATGCGTGTGATGAGAATGGGTGTGTTTTTCGAGGCGAAATGAGCGTTTTAGGGGAGGACGGCGATAAAATCGCCTAACAATAAACGAAACAAGGGAGGAGAGGCCCAGCACTAAAGTGCGGGAAACGAGAACGAAAAAGCCCCACCGAGAACGGCGGGGCGGGGTGGCAGGAGCGGGGATGGCCAGCGGGCAAACCGCTGGGCACCCTATACATTATATATATATTAAGAGGTAGTGAGGGTGACGGGGTGAGACATCGAGAGCACCTTCACTTTCAAGAGGACAGACGAATTGGCTGACAGCTGTTCGTCGAGATCGATAGTGCTGCTGTTTGGCAATGCGTAGGACATATCCCTTGTGCCATCAGCATGAGTATAGACACAGTGGAAGTCATGGCCTTGTAGTGCGTCAACAGCCCTTTCTGCAAGGGTTTTGTCATTTTTCATCGGGATTTGCAGGTCGTGCTTATAGACCGTTCCTGCCTGTTGGCGAGCCGTTGTCACCTTCAGGTTCGGATTGTCGGATAATTCCGCCTCGTTATCGTCAGCAACAGACAGCGCCACCGACAGTGCCGGTGTGCCAGAGAAGAAGTTGTTTTCCACCAGCGACTGAATGTTGATGTTTGGCGGAATGGGAATAGAACATTGTGATGCCGGATAGATGTCGATGCGAACGATATCATCCAGGCGCGACTCGCGGCAATTTTTTTCGTTCATACTTTTACTTTTTTATGGGGTTATAACTCATCTGCAAGAGAACGTGACACGTTGTCAACATAAAAAACACGAAAATAGGGTTGTTTTTAATATTTTTTGTTGTATGATTTTGATATTTTTTACATTGAAAATTCTTATTTCTCATCATCATATTTAGGCAGTCCACCATAGCGCTCGTGTTTGTCGATGCGAGTGATGAGATCGTTGCCGATGATGGTAGGGTCCTGGACCAATCTCTTAGCCTCCTGTTTCCAGCGGTAGGACAGACGGCGCAAGCCCTCGCGTTCGTTCTGGTTGTGCGACACAGGTATGTCGTATTCCATGAGGAAGCGCTCCAGTATTTCTACATTCGAGCGTTCGATATGCTTTGCCTTTGCAAAAATCTCATTTTTTTCCACGAAGTCCATGTAACGGCGGATGAAGTTATTACGCAATATCTGGCGCAGTTGGTTAGCCGCACGAGTATCGAGCGTGTAGGACTTGCTGATACGTTGCACCCGTCCATCGATGAACACCTCACGCGGAACAGAGATACACAGGAACTCGTAAGCCTCCGTTTTTGTTTTGTTGGGGAGGCGTTCGAGGGTGCATATCTCGGCATAGGTGAGATAGTCGTCAGGATTGCGGTTGATGATTGGTTTGCCACCGTTAGGCAGTCGGCCACGGAGCATGTTCTGCCATGAAGACTGTGAGTAGCAAGAGGCACGATGCTGTTGTGCTTCAGGCACAATACGCAGTCCATTGGTGAGCACCACATATTCCTCAGTATATTGTGAAAACTCGATAGGTGTGGTCATCGGTAACGACTGACCATCGCCGACAGAGCGCATGAAAGCAGCGACATATTTAGATGTGCGCAGGTAGATGTTTGCCATAATTCCAATTTTTATAATGCAAAGGTAAGACCCGCTGACAGAATCAGCGGGCACCCTATTCTTCTTCGGTTTTCAATTTCAGTTCTTCGTTAGTGATATATTCGTTGCAGACAGCAGCAGGGAGGTAGGTATGCACGGTGAACGGATTAGCAGCCACGATGACCAATGTCTCACGGTTGTTAGCGCCCACCTCAGTCTGTGTGTCTTTCTTGATCCATGCGGTGACGATAGAACGAGCATCCTTGATGTCGTGTGCCCAGCAAACAAACTTACGTTTCTTGACCCAGGCTTCTTTGTTGTTGGTACCATCCACCCACATATCAGCACGGGCATAGGTAGCCTGTACCTTGAACGGCATCTTTACAGGTGCATCCTTATCCTTTTCCAATGCCTCCTTTTCAGTCTGAATGTCAGCAACTGTACGTCCGATGAAGGTGAGGTTGTCGAGCATTTCCACATCGAGAATATGGAATGAGGAAGCATGTTCGCCAAAGACCTCTTCTGTGGCACCCTCGGTGTAGTCGGTGGCGAGGTCGATAGCCTGGCGCATAGACTCAGCACGGCAGATGACCACACCCGTCTTAGAGCCGGATGACTTCATGGTGACTTTGACATGTACGAGGCGATAGAACTGGCGCAGTTCCTCGGCGCGTCCTGGAGTGTTAGTGACGACGATTTCCTTGATACCGTACTCCTCGATGTCCTTTACCATTTCAGAGTCCACGCGGGAGTCACGGTCATAGAGCACCTGGCTACGTTCGATGCTGATGATTTCCTGCGTGTCTTCATCCACAAAGTCCTCCATCCATTTCTTGCAGACATGTTCTGCGAGGAACATACCGATGCCGTCCTTTGGTGCGACGGTCTTTTTGAGATAATCTTTTCTGAGCATAACTGTTATTATTAGGACCCAGCCGAAAACGGCTGGGAGGGGGTTGCTATTCCTTGTTGCGGTGGCAGAATGCCTCACACCACATACGGCGGTTGACTGTTTCGCCCGTTGTAGGGCAGAAATAGCCACGCGGTTTTTTCGGTTCGCTGTTGGCGCATGTGGTGCAGTTGGTCGTTTCGGACCATCCATTGACTATTGTTTCATTCATAGAGTTTCTTCATTGCGTTACCCAATTCCTGTATGGCGGAAATGGTTTTTGTTATGGGTTTCTCGTTGGGAGAATCAGCAAGCACTATTTTTTTCTGACAGAAGTCGGCCACGGCTTTTTCGAGACATGCGCCACGCGAGGTTTCATAGTCTTTCATCAGATAGATAGCCTTGCAGAAGAATGCGAGGATCATGCAGTCGATGAATACCTGGAAACGATAAGGCATGATAGAGAAGAGCGGTTGGAACCAGCCGAACATCGTGGTAGGATTGACGGGTGTGTAGCCCAAGCAAAACACGATGTATTCTGCCATTCCAAAGCGCTCCAGATAGTCTGTAGTGCCGGTGATGGGACCTGAGATATAGATACGGGGACGTTTCATAGAGACATATCTTTAGACATTAACAAAGAGAGACCAGCCACAATATCAAGAGCAGCTTCCATCATCTGTACGCCACCATGCAGGATTTGTGTGTAATAGGAAAGTTCCTTAAACTCTGGTGTATCTTGATCCATTGTTTTCAGTTTCTCAGCCATCTGCTTCAATGCAGTTGTAAGGAAACTTTTAGGCACTGATATATCCTTCAGGCATAGACTCAGTTGGCAGACATACATCAAGTAATCTGGCTTTGGCATAGAGACTGCAGGCTGTTGTTCTTTCAGCCGTTTGTAGTCTTGCAGCCAGGAGGCGAGTTGAGCATGGTCTAAGCCACACTCAGAGCCGGCGAGGATGTCGGCTTCGTCTATGCAGTGTTGTATTGCTTCGTCGAGTGTCATTGTTATCTTATTTAGGGCAGCGATAATATCGCTGCATACGGGACAATATTTTGTTTGTTTCTATCTCCAGTAGGTTAGCGACAGCCTGGTCACGAATGGTAGCATAGCGAAAACGCTGTCCGCATCGGGAGCACTCGTAACGGTAACGAGTCTTTTTGCCATCTGCATAATGAATTTCTACCAGATGCAGTTTGTGTCCGAGGATGCTGCAGAGGATGCGATGCCAAATCATATCCATGTATGACCATTAAAAGTTCTCGTAAAAACATGCGCGACACCATCAGGGTCGTAATAAAGTTTATACCTCACATCGCCTTTTTGTGGCTTTGATGGCAGAACAGGTACATGGTACCCAGCAGGAGTTGTTATGAAATTACACATATCACACTATTTTAATACCTAAATCACATTGCCCTGTAAAGATGCTGTTGACGCTGTTGTGTGAACATTCGGAACACATGGCACCATCGTCGTCTGGGAACGGACAGCCGAGAGAGGCGAGGTCTTTGCGCTCGATACCAGCATAAGGGTCGAAGCCCTTGCTGTTGATGCAGTGCTGAGTAGCGGGGTCGTCAGCGATTTCTTTGTCAGCACAGTGTGAACAGAGTTCGTGCGTATCATCGACCCACCAGCAATTACCATGTGTCGGGTTGTGACAGGGGTCGGTGTCTGTGCATCCGCATATTTTACATACTCCGTATGGCATATTTTATCGATTTAGAATTAGATATTTACCTTGTATCGAGGATTGGCACAGGCGAGCGTCTGCTTCATGGCCGAAGGCGACGAGGACAGAACCGAAGAATGGGGAGCCGGTGGTGCCGTCTGGCTGAATAAACTTGATGCGGTGGCGCATGAAGATCAGCGACTTTGCCTTGGGGAAGATGACTTCCTGAAAGAGTAGGTTATCAACCTGGTTCTTCAGGAGGGCTATACCGTTGTTGTGCTCTGCCAGTTTTTCCACGAAAGGACGCAGTAGGGAGCGGCTATATGGCGGGTTCATAAAGACCAGTGCCGAGGAAGGCCATTCCTGAGTCAGCCCGTTTTGCTCCTTATTATACGATAGTGGCGCTATCTGATAGGGGGGGGTAATTGGCGAACATGGATCCAAATCAAATGGTCCCAACTCATCGATAACCCACTTTGGTGTGTACCACTCATCGGAACTTACTACGGGATTGCGCTGTGTCTTGTTCATTGCTTATCTTGAATTATACAGTGTGAAAGTATCTGGAATGAAGTGGCAGAAGACCACTTTTTTTTTCTCGTCACAGCCGCCATAAAACGGGCAATCGTACTCCAACCACGAGCCGACATGAACTAAAGTCGGTCCTATTTTGCAGGTGTCACAAGTAGCCTTCATCCCATGCGGACAGGGAGTCTTACTACTTTTAGATTTCATCTTAAACTTTATCTCCTCCATTCTCTTTTACTTCATCAGGATTGTATGGTTGGCCACAGAAAGGGCAATACTTCGGATAGAGGTTAATGTCCTTTGGGTTCTTAGCACGAGAGCCATCCTTTTTGTTGGGATAGTAATAACCAGTAACGACCATACGAGCAGTGCCGTCACTCATCAGCGCATAGTTAGCAAGAGCAGAGTCGTTAAACTTCTCCTTCAGTTTCTTATTCCAGTTGTTAATACAATTACATGCCATAATTTTTGCGTAAAAATTTGTCTAAGGATGCGAGAGAATTTTCTATTACAATGATAACAATAGCCAATGCGCCAAAAAGACTGATGAAAGGAAGACAGGCAATCATCCAATCTCTCATATATGAAGAATGGAGGCGCTGACCATTTTTAACCAGGCGAGAGATCTTCACAAGCTGGAATACTGATACTATAAGCATCGGTATCAAACAGCCATAGAAGAGAATATCAAAAAACAAATCTTTCGTCATTTTTACTTAGGATTTTGAAGGTGTAGGCCACGACTGGAGGATTGCTTTCCCAGGTGCCTTTGCCACAGATACTGTTGAACATGTCGGCGAATGCTTCGCGAGGGTTGCAATGGACGTGGTGAAAGATATGGACGTGATACTTACCATTAGCGAGTCGCTTACGTTTGATGTCTATCCAGGTATAGTCGCCCTCTTCGCCCGTTTCGAGGTTCCGGCATGGAACGTCACCATGAACGATACCCTCACGCATAATGTCAGCATCAGATATATCCTGAAGGAGTTGGTTTCGCTTCTCGATGATTTCTATACGATGCTGCATCAGTTCTGGACGCACGTAGAGTTTGTTTTCCCAGCCAGGGTGACGGGTAGGGTCTTCACAATCGAGTTCATGTTTCAGGCGATTGAGGTAGGCTTGTTTCTCTACATCAGGAAGACCGCGATAGATGAAACCGTAGGCTTCGGAAATAGCCAGGACTTCGCCCACGTCATACTGGCGATCAGTAGTCAGTCGGCGTGTGTTATCTTTCAGTCCCTCTATGATAAGTTGGGTGAGAGCCTGACGGAAACGGATAGAGCGTAACTTATTCATTGCTTTATCTTTTGCAGGCGTTCGTCAATAAATTCGAGGTCATCATCATGGTATGTTATACCATTCTCGGTGTTGTGCCACATATTATAGTATGTGGTATGGAAGAAGTCGATGGGATGGTCATCAACCAGCACTTCCTCGTTGGTATCGATGACACGGGCACGGATCTTGGGCCAGTCCTTTTTGTGAACTTGATGGTGCATCCATTCTTCGTGCTTCTGACGGATAGACTCAGGATTGCGCCACTTGCATTCGTCGCAGCGGTAGTGGCCCATTCCGTCGCAAGAGCCTTCCGGCGTACCTTTTTCGTAATCGTCACAGTCGAAATCATCTGCAGGCGATGCCAGGACCCGCTGGTTGTCTTTGCCGAAAGATGGCTGCTGAGTTATCATTCACTTGGGAGTCAGTTTGCTC